CCATTTTGGATTTTCATAAAAACGGAGATAGCTGGGGCTGAATATAAACAGTATAAAGATGAATAGATACATGGGCTGGGAACTCTATGAAGAACCACCTGAAGGGTTCTCTATTGATAAACATACCGGTTCGCCTCTATCTGGATATGATTTCTTTACAAACGGTAAGAGTGTCCTGAACGGTCAAAAAAGGGTTCTTGTGAAGGCCAACATACCTGCCAATGACGTAGCGGTTAATCACCCAACGAGCAAAATGCAGAAGCCCAAGAGCAAAGAGCCCAAACAAGACCCGATGATTAACCGTGATGTACGTCAAAGGGTAAACGTCTTTGCCCGCGAGAGATTTAAAGTGAAGCTGCTACAAGAAATAGAATTTGATTTAATGGTGTGTCAATTGGAAGGGTGGAGCATGGAAAGCTATGTCTTTGAGATTAAACAATTGATTGATGATATATTTCAGAAAATGACAAAATAAATAAAACTGTATAGAAATGAATAAAAAGGAAATATCAATGAAAAAAGGTCAGAAAGTACGCATCCTGCGTACAAATCAGATAGCGACAATCGTCGAAGTGGAGCTGATTCGTAAGAGTGGTAAAGTACACAGATATTGCCATCTGAAGATGGATAAAAAGCCGGACTTGTGGATGGACGCTTCAGAACTGGGTGGATTGGTGGAAAGGTGCCGGATAACTTTCCACGATGACAGAGGACAGGAACTATACTTTGATGTGGAGCGTGATTACCGCAAGGAGAATTTGAGTGTGACATTGACCGGGAAAAATCCGGAAAATCTCAAGGAGCATCACGGAATCAACATTATGATGGCTGAAATGTTGTGCAGAGGTTTTAAAACATATAAATAGCGTCCTTGATAACTCTTTTGCAAAACAATTCCTTTGTATCCGCTCAATGCTTAGAAAATGGATTTACTTCAATATTTTCCAGACAATAGTCAATCTTGGATTCCGTCTTATATCGAGTCAATGGGGATGGAGAAATTGGCGGAATACTATAATAAAGTGTTCATCAGGCTGTATGGGATGCAGCCTGGTGAATCTTTCCGGGTGCTTGAAAAGGTTAGTCCGGAGAATTATGACCTTTTCATGAAATGTGTGTATTCGTGTTTGTGCGAGTTTGACTTATACGGAGTACACAGCTACTATTTAGAAGAACAAGGCACTGTCATCCTCAGGAGATAGGGCCGAATAGATATAACAATGATAGACGAAAGGATAATAGAACAAATCATCGACCGTGCCGACATAGTAGACGTGATAAGCGAATATGTCGAACTCAAAAAGAAAGGCATCAACTACCAGGCATGTTGCCCGTTCCATCAAGAAAAGACACCCAGCTTTGTCGTGAATCCGGCGCGTGGTATCTGGCACTGTTTTGGATGCAGTAAGGGGGGAAACGTTATAGGTTTTCTCATGGAGCACGAAACCATGACTTTTCCAGAGGCAGTCCGTGCACTTGGAAAACGTTACGGTATCACCATTGAGGAAGAAACACTGACTCCAGAGCAAGAGCAAGCACGGATGAAGCGAGAAAGCATGTTCGTTATCAATCAAAGATGCGCCGAACATTTTCGTAAAAATCTGCTTGACAAGGCTAATAAAAATGCGTTTGAGTATGTCAAAAGCCGCTGGGGAATGGAGTTCTCCGAAGAGATGGGTATAGGATTTGCTCTTGAAAAATGGGATGATTTACTCAAATTTGCCCAGGTATCCAGCTTGTCCATTGAACTGATGAAAGAGATGGGGTTGTTGAAAGCCGGGGAGAGAGGAAATGTCTATGATGGTTATCGTAATCGTATAATGATTCCCATTCGTGACAAGTTTCGTAGGATAATAGGCTTCACCGCTCGTGACTGTTCCGGAGATAAATCGGCGGCTAAATATATAAACTCCAACGAAAGTGACATATACCATAAACAGGATTCTATTTTCGGTATCGATACGGCCATACGTCAGGCTGCCAAAGAGGATAAGTTCTATTTGGTAGAGGGTGCTCCTGATGCGATGCAGCTGAAGCGGATTCGGGTTAATAATGCTGTGGCACCGCTTGGCGGAGCATGGACAGAAAGTCAGATGGAACAGTTTAAGAAGTATGCGACCAAGGTCTGTTTTCTTCCTGATGCAGACCCACCTAATTTTGAGAAAGGAGAAAAATTAGGTGCAGGTATTCGCAATACGATGCGTAACGGTTTGCTGGCCATGAAATCCGGACTGGGTGTATCGGTCAAGGAGTTGCCCCTGGGAGAAGCGCAGAGCAAGAATGACCCGGATACCTATTGTACAAGCATACAGAAGTTTCAGGAATTAAAGGAGGTCGATTTTATTCCTTGGTATGCCCAGCATATATTTCAGGATGTAAACACTACCGAAGAGCGGAGCGATGCCATCAATACTATTAGTGCAATGGTTGTGATGGTCAAAGACGAGGTAAAAGAATCTATGTACCTCAAGCAGCTGCAATCTTTTTATGAAGATAAAAAACTGTGGCAGACGGCCATTAACCGCGCGAAGAAACTGGACAAGGCAAAGCAGGTTATTAGTGAGAGCAAGAAAATAGACCGTGACCTGTTGGGTAAATACGGTTTCTATGAAGAGTACAACGCTTACTTTGCATTGGCCGGTGAAACAGGCAAGCCGGTACAGTGGAGTAACTTTATTATGATGCCTATGTTTCATATCAAAGACTCCTTGCTCCCCAAACGTTTGTATCGTATCAAAAACCAGAATAAGCAGGAAGAAATTATTGAGATGAAGCAAGAAGACTTGGTTTCACTCTCCAAATTCAAACAAAAGGTAGAAGGGTTGGGTAATTACATTTGGCTGGCTTCCGAGAAAGAACTGACTAAATTGAAGATGTTCCTTTACGAGCAAACAGAAACAGCTCTTGAAATTACTCAACTGGGGTGGCAGCGTCAAGGTTTCTTTGCGTATGGCAATGGCTGTTTCGATACTGAATGGCATACCGCCGATGAATACGGTATTGTACGCCTGCAAGGAGGTAATTTCTATCTGCCAGGATGTAGTACCATTTATCGCGATGATATTAAATTATTCCAGTTCGAACGGCGGTTTGTGTATACTTCTTATAATAATGTCAGCTTGAGGGAATACAGCGACAAACTGGTGCAGGTATTTGGCGATAATGCTAAAGTGGGTATTTGCTTCCTGCTGGCTTCTCTCTTTCGGGATATAATCGTTGGACAGACGAAAAGTTTCCCCATTCTGAACTTATTCGGTCCGAAAGGTAGTGGTAAGTCGGAACTCGGTCACAGCCTGATGTCGTTCTTCATCATCAAGAATACACCGCCCAATATCCAAAATGCCACCATTGCTGCATTGGGTGATGCGGTGGCTCAATGCGCCAATTCTCTTGTACACATTGACGAGTACAAAAATAGTATAGACCTTGACAAACGGGAGTTCCTGAAGGGGATTTGGGATGGTACCGGCCGTAGCCGGATGAACATGGACAGAGATAAAAAAAGAGAAATCACCTGTGTGGATTGCGGTGTGATTCTATCCGGGCAAGAAATGCCGACAATAGACATTGCCTTGTTTTCCCGACTTATATACTTAACTTTTACAAAAACAGAATTTTCAACATCAGAAAAAAGAGCGTTTGACGAGTGCAAAAGCATTCGGGATTTGGGACTTTCACATCTAACTTTACAGCTGCTGCGTCACCGTGCAAAAATGGAGACAGATTTCTCTACTAATTATCGCCAGTGTATGGATGATTTAAACGACCGCTTGAAAGGCGAGTCCATTGAAGACCGCATACAACGAAACTGGGTGATACCATTGGCTGCGTTCCGCACACTTGAAGCTGTACTGGATGTACCATTCATGTATCGGGACCTGTTGGGCATCTGTGTTGATGGTATCATCCGGCAGAACCGTGAATGTAAAAGCAATAACGAACTGGCTAATTTCTGGAATGTGGTCAGTTACTTGCAACAAGATGGCGAGATATTCCTGGAGGCGGATTTTCGGATAGATTATCTCTCCAGTCTAAAGACTAATAAAGTCAAAGATTTGGTATTCAAACAGCCGCGCCCTGTTTTACGAATGCAAACCGACCGTATCTTTATGTTGTATAAGAAGTTTGCCCGCCAGGTAGGTGACAATGCGTTACCTACTGAATCACTGAAATTCTACATCGAAAACTCTAAGGAATACTTGGGCGTGCAGAACTCAGTCCGTTTCAAGAACATACAAAAGGGGGTTGAAGTCACTAAGGAAGTAGAGGTCGACGGTAAAAAGTACTATCGCAAAACAAGTAGTACGAAACAAGCACTTTGTTTTGACTATACTGAGTTGATGGAGAACTACAACATCAATCTCAATATTGACATGGGAGTATCGGAGATAGAAGAAAGTGATGCTCATTATAAAGCGAAAGAAAACGGCAATTCTCCATATATGTTTTAAAACGTCTATCATAGTTGTGAGAGAGGCCCTTGCCTGTGAAGGTAGGGGCTTTTTTATGCACTTTCTATACTCGAATATAGGCTTTATTTTGAGGGAAAAAATACTTCTACACTTTCTACACTTTCTACAATGTTATAAATCAATGTATTAGTATATAAAAACGACTTCTATACATTTCTACAACTTTCTACAAAATGCAGTTTTTCTATATTTCTTCTACAAAATGGCACTTTATAGACAGATTTTCTACACTTATTACCCAATAATAAAACCGTTATATTATTGATATATAATCGTTTATGCTGATTGTAGAAATTGTGGAAGGTGTAGAAGACAAAAAGTGTCTGCTCGAATTGTGAATAAAAAAAACAGCAATATGAATAATATATAAACTGATATGGCTATATTTGTATAAAAATCAAAGCTTTAAATGATAAAGAAAGACCGATTTGTCTGCTGGCTTCCTTGTAAACCGTATGTCAGGCAGTTCTTGCTGTATAACTTCAATGCTCCGGATGATACATGGGACGAAATAGTCAACCTGTCATCGGATAAGGAGTTACAAAATGATTTCCTTTCCCGGCTGTCAAAACGTGGCCGCTATGAAAACAGATACCGGAACCTTTACCGTTATACTGCCAATGTAGCGGTGGAAATACGCCGTGACGATTTCTACCGTTATGGATGGGCTTTGTCGAACACCGAAGCGGTGGCGTTCGGAAACAAGGTAGAACGGCGTATCAAGCAGATGCTTTTCCTCTATCTCGATACCCATGTGAGTATGGGGATTCCACTCTCAACCGCTATCCGTAACTTTCAGAACAGTTTCGGATTCGATGAAGACACCTGGTCATATGATACCATCCGCAGAGAATATAACCGGCACGGCTATCGGAAAACCGTAGAGAATACAACGATTTTAGATTTTATTAACCGTATAATCTTGGGGAAGTTGTCCGAGTTTGGGACAATTTCCCAGCAAGGGAAATTAGCCTATGAAAATAATAAACTATGATTTTGAAAATATCGGTGGCTTGTTGAAGGTTCTTGCCGTTCCGCCTTCCTCGTTTTTGAGAGTCCGCAAGGATTATGTTACAGGCCTGAATTATCTGGAACTGCGTAACCGTGACAGTATCATTTCCCTTCCGATATATGCGGATGATACCTATTCCTTTTCCGAGGATAAGGAAAACGGAGATGCGGGTGATGCCTGGTCGGTAAGAGTTGAAGGAGTCATTCCGAAACTGTCACCGGTAAACCGGGAGTTGCTTGAAGTATTGGAACGCGGATTGTGGTATGTACTGGCGGTTGACGGAAACGGCGAGGTTCATTGGTGCGGCCAGGAAGAGGCACTATTACAGTTCAATACAAGCAATACCAGCGGACAGACGACTGCAAACCGGAACGGCACGACATTCACCTTCAGTTGCGTTCAGGATGAGCCTACTGTTTATATAGCGGAAATGGAAGATTTGGAAGCGTAAAAAGAAGGCTTATTCCATGTTTGACGGTATCCGGTGTCCTTGGGTACCGTTTTTTTTGCGCTTTTCTTTGCGTAAAAAAGTTATATGAACGAGACGGTTATCACACTATTCGGCAGTATTGATCAGTATTGGTACAATAAGAATTATCTGAAATACTTTCTGGACAAAGCAAAAGGCCAGCCCGTACGTTTGAAGGTTTCCAGTCCGGGCGGTGATGTTGCGGAAGCGGTTGCTATGTCCAGCCTTATGGCCGAGCACGGTAATGTGACGGTGGAGTTTATCAGCTTCAACGCTTCGGCGGCCACTATACTGGCATTTGGTGCCAAGTCCATTGAAATGCACGAGGATGGTATGTGGCTGGCACATAAGTGTAGTCTGGGCATTGACATTTGGGGGCATCTCAATGCCGATCAGATTGAAGGTGCTATCAAGGAACTGCAAAACAAGAAAAAGAGTGCCGAAGCCATTGACCTGATGATTGCGCAGAAGTATATCAACCGCAGCGGGAAAAGTCTGAAGGAGATTATTACCCTGATGGAAGAGGAACGTTGGATGCCTGCTACCGAATCCAAGGAATGGGGATTCATAGACAAGATTATTCCCGGCGCCCATAAAAAGCCGCAGGTGACTAATGAAATAACCGATTGCTTTACCGCACTCGGTCTGCCGTTACCGGTTGTTGCTTCAGAAGAGAAGCCAGAACCGGAAAGCTGTGACAAAAGCCTGGTTTCCCAGATTATCGACGGTATTAAAGGGTTATTTCCTACCGGTAACAGAACTGACATATCCAATTTAAATACAGTTATTTCCATGCGTAAAGAATTTACTTTCATCAACCAGGTCCTCAACTGCGAAGGTGTTGAGGAAAAAGACGGTAAGATGCAGCTTACCGTAGAGAACCTACAGGCCATCAATGATGCCATCAAGGCTGCCAATGATGCGAAAACCAAGGCAGAAAATGATCTGACGGCTGCCAATACCGCCAGGGAAACAGCCGAAGGCAGTCTGACAGCAGTTATAAATGACCTTGACAGTCTGAGTGACAGTGTCAAGAATGCCGCCGACAACAAGGCGAAGGTACAGGTTATCCGTGACATTGTCACCCGGATACCGGGAACGGGTACGGTCAGCCATCAGGAAGCGAACGAAGACAACAGGTTCGCGGACATTGCTACAGACCCTATCAACAGTTTTGAGAATGAATAACATCTAAACAATTCTATTTATGGATTTTAAAGCACCTATTGACATTACCGCCGTTCTGACCGCGGTAAAAAAGCACAAGGACATCCTGAAGGCGGTCGACAAGCTCGACGCTTCGGAGGTCTTGAAACATTTCACTCCGGTACCGGGCATTACCGATTCCCTTGAACTGGGCAAGGTGGAGGGCGGAAGCATCTCCGGCAAATATACCGGCAAGTTCACGGCCGGCAAGTACCTGGGCAAGATTGTTCCCCGCCGCCTGGTAGTGCGTCCCGTTGTGATGGAGATGTCTGATGAGCCGGAACGTTACCGCCGTACCTATATCGCTGAAGTTCCTGGTACACTCCGCAAGGAACATCCATTCGAACTATGGCTGATTAATCACGGACACGAACTGGCGTCCAATGACCTGCTGTTTGCCATTTTCACGGCAAAATACAGTGCGGATGAAGAAAAGACGGATATTCAGGACTCTTTCGACGGTATCGGCACCATCATCACCGAAGGCGAGGCAGTCGGAGACATCTCCAGCGCTGAGGGTAACGTTTATACCACCGGCGAGTTGACACGTGCCAATATCGGAGAGAAACTGCTGGAAATGTGGCGTCACATGCCGCGTACCTTCAAGCGTAAGAAGAACATTAAGATGTTCGTTTCCGATGATTTGGGTGACATGTACGATGACTGGCGCAAAGATGAGGGTACCATCGTTATCGGACTCAAGGAAGACACTTCTGATACGCAGCATCTTCTCGGTTCCAACAACCGTTGTGAGCTGGTACGTGTTCCGAATCTTCCCGACGGCAGTCAGTTTGTCATGCTGACCACCAAGGAGAACGTATGCTACGGTTTTGATAAGGAAAGCGACTTCAAGTCTATCAAGCCGTTCATGTCGGGTAACCCCTATACGTTCGATGCTGCCGGAAAGTATCTGATTGGTTTCCAGTTCGTATCCGTACACAAGTCCGAGTTCTGCGTCAATGACCGTCCGGTGGATCCTGAAGGAACCAATCCGTTCGGATATATTGAGGTGACCATTGCGCCGGATGAAGCGGCCAACAACGGTGGAAAGTGGCGTATTCAAGGCGAGGAAATTTGGCGTGATTCCGGTACGTATGTGGCTGTTCCTGGTGGCAAGGAATATACCGTCGAGTTTCTGGAAGCTGCCGGATATACCACTCCTGCCGTGCAGAAGAAGACACCTGCTGCGGGCAAGGTGGAAAAAGTGACGGGCACCTATGTTGTTAAATCTGAATAAATCCTGTGACTATGGCAGAAGTAGACCCTAAATTATGTATTGCTCTTGATGATATCAATGAGGCAATGGACTGCGAGAACCAGGACAACATGGGCGGTATTATACCGTCCGTCATCTTCGGTTATCATGCGGATGTAGCGACCTGGCCGGACTATCCTAAAAAGAAGGAATCCCCTCTTTCTCTTGAAGAAGCCGGTACATTGGTCGGTGACCTTGTTATGAAGGAAAATTGTCGTGCATACAAGATGGATTTCACTGACGAGTTGGCCGAGTTCAAGATTACCGACCAGGGAGAAAGCGGCGGCGAATCATATTTGATGGATCTGAATATCATTTCTGCCAAAATGCGGAAAAAGATATTCGGTTTCGAGAACGCCACCAAAGGACGCAAGATGTTCTTTATCGTGACCGACAACAACGGCACGAACTATCTGATGGGCGACAAGCGCCGCGGTGCTCTGCGTGCATCAGGTGACGGAGCCACTACCGGGGCAAGCTCCACAGCTCGCAACCAGAACACACTCCATTATACTTTTACGGCGCCACGCAAATGTGTGTATGAAGGAGATACGGAAGACCTTCTCACCGTAAAAGCGGCCTTAAAGGAATAATCCTCTGTTTTCTCATCGAATTGTTTTCTGTGCCCGTCTCTCTTTGGCAGAGGCGGGCATTTTGTTTTGTCCTATCCCGGCAACGGAAATCGCAATAGCTTTATGTATCATTAAAAATCAACGTACAATGTCAAAGATTACAGATAGCTACATTGAGGCACGCAGGGACGGCATCAAATGGCTGAACTCGCAGAAACGGGATTACAGTGCCGGTGTGAATATCCTTACCCGTTCCGGGTATAAGGGTTTTGTCGCCGCACGTCTGGCACGTCAGGGAGAAAAACCGCATACCCGTGAGAAACTGGAGTATGAAATCCGTCAGATGATAAAGGTGTGGTATCATCCCGATGATCCGCGCTTTGAAGATGTGGATTTGGCGGATGATGCGGTACCGGGTAATGACGGGCGTCCCGAAACAGTTACAGAAGAAACGGCGGCAGCCATTGTTGCCATTGCGGAAAATGAACTGGCGCGTGAAGCGGATGAGCAGCCTGCATATCCGTCGGTTATTGCCAAAATCATCTATGATTTCCGTGAATGCTATAACGAGCGTTCACGCCAGCATCGGTTGCTTGCCGAGTTGGGTGAGACCAATACGCAAGCTGTATGTGCAGAACGCAAGGATATTATTGCTCGTATAGGTTGTCTCTCCAAACGCATGACTTTACTGGCAGCCGTCAAAAAGCAGTTTGAACAAAACAAGGAACTGCCTTCTGAAGAACAATTGGACGAACTCTATAAAGAGAAGAATGCCCCTAAAGAGCAGCTGGACACCGAATCGGACGATACCGACATCAGTGCTTTGTCGATAGAAGAACTGAAAAAAGCGAAATCCAACGCCAAGAGTAAGATAACTAAAGCAAAGAATATGTTGCTGTATTCTTCGGAGAGCAAGCCCAAAGACGGTAAAGAAAATCCTCTTCCTGATTGCCCGAAACGTGTGAAATACGAGAAGAAGATTGCCGACCAGGAAACATTGGTAGAAAAAATAGAATATAGACTGGCCGAACTGCAATAATGCTGGTATGTTGCGGTGATATGAATGAGATGCCGGCGAAGAGCATGAAGGACAATGTGCTCCCTCTTCGCCAAACGGATGCGGCAATTTCCGACCATGACCTGGTTGCGGAAAAACTGCTGCATCCGGATGCCATGGGGATGTTGGTACCCGGCAGGGACAAACATTTCTATTCTTCAGGGGCATTCAATCTTATTCAACTGATTTTCTATATTCTGAAACAGACCGGTCCGGCACATCTGCTGCTTACCACCTATTCCATATCCATGGACAGTATTGCGGCGCTTCATCGCAAGACGGAAGCGGGTGAACTGTGGTCGGTACGGTTTCTGATAGACAATCGGGTACGCAGCATCTCACCCAAACCATTCGATTATCTGGTAACTACATTCCCGGACAGTTACCGCTGCCTGGCGTTGCACGCGAAGGTAGCATTACTATATAATGAGAATTGGAAGATTACTGTAGTGGGCAGCCAAAATGCCACTCATAACCCGAAACTGGAACGTGGGATTATCCATACCAGCCCGGACATTTTTGATTTTGACTTTAAGATGTTAAATGATGAATTTGACGCAGCAGCAAAGTGATGAAATAGAGAAGATGGCATATCGTCTTATCCCACCAGGCTTGATTGCCATTAATATCGGTGTGGACGAAACGGATTTTACCCAAGAACTCCGAACTCAGGGTACTGAAATACGGGCGGCTTTCTATCGTGGGCATCTTCGTCAGATGGTCGAAGTACGTGAAGCAATCATCAAATCTGCCGTCAATGGCAGTAATCCGGCACAGCAGGAGCTGATTAAATTCTTTAAATCGCAACAGCGGTATCTTGAGTATGAGTAGTAATTTGACAGCATCCAAAAGCAAGGCCGCACTGGAGGAACAGTCATACGACCTTATACAGCAACATATCATTGACCCTGAGAACAGTCCGTTACCGGAACATTTACAGGTGCAGTGTAACCGGGTGTTGCAGATAGCCCGCCTTTTGGACGATTATCCGAACGAGAGCCATATTATCAATATCATGCTGGCAAAATACCGTATCTCACGTACACAGGTGCGTAAGGATATCGCCCTGGCAAAAGAACTGTTCAAGACACAGCATCAGTTTGACTGGGATTTCTGGTTTGCCTGGATGATAAAGGACCAAGTACAACTTATCCGGGATTGCAAGCTCAAGGGCGACCTCAAGCAATGGAACAATGCCAAAAAAGTGCTGCATCAGATGATTGGCGAGAAACCCGCTTCGGTTGAGGACCCGCGCCGCATGGAGAAGAATGTTTTCTATATTCAAATCAACAGCATGGGGCAAAAGGTGGATATTCCTTTGGATGCCATCCGCAATCTTTCACAGGAAGAGCAAAAGGTTTTGGTGGATTCGATGTACACACCCATTGACGATGTACAGGCTGAAGAAATTATGAACTCATAAATATATGGAAATATGATTGATACATTGATTGTTACAATTGTGATGTGCATTGATACCTGTAACCTCTCGCCGGTACAGCATTCAATTCATTCCGCATTTCGTGAACTGAATATAAAAGAGGCTGTCATCCGGGCCGTGGAAGATACCCGGCAACGGGAACAGAAAGCCGGTAAACCGTACTGGCATGTAAGAAATTATTTGTTTGTCAATTCAAAATTCAGAAAACATTATGAAGAAATTAACCAATAAACGGCTTATCTCTTACCTGGTTGACCATAAACATATTGATATGGTGTCAGTCAGCAAGACACAGATTGTCTGTACCGTGTCCGCCAAGTTCAAACCGGATGAAGTGCCGCAGTTACTTGCGGACACTGGACAGTCTATGCCCCGTATGACTTCTTCCGCGGGCGTGAACTACATTGTATTTCCACGCTATTGATATGCTGGTGCAATGGACGAAAACGTATGGGAAGAGGTCATCAAGGTCAATCCGGCGCAGGCGGCATTCTTGGTAATGCCCTATAGGAGCGGATATGTTATCTATTCACGCGCCACGGGTAAGTCATTCATTACCGGCGCCGTGATAGATGACAATATCCGGCTTATGCCGCGTGGCATTACCACACTCACCCAGGCCACCATCGGCCAGGCGCTCACAAAAACGCTGCCTTCGGCTTTCAAGATGCTGGAGATGCTCGGTTACAAGCAATGGGACCCAGTCAGTAAGACCGGTGATTATGTGGTCTGCCGTCGTCCCATTGAGGGGTGGTACAAGCCTTATGAACACATCATGTCTTATGAATACGGCATCAGCTTCAGCAACGGACATATGCTCTATATACTTACCCAAGGCGGTAACAGCCGTGGACCGAATGCCGACTATAACATCACTGATGAAGCGTTGACGCTCGATAAGGAAAAATTCGACCGGGAAGCCGCGCCTACCAACCGTGGTAATGAGCATATTTTTGGGCGCAAATCGGAGCATCCGGTATTGAAGCATCATGGCAATACCTTCTTATCCTCCATGCCTTATACTCCGGAGCAGAAATGGCTGCTCGAACCTGCCAAGTATTATGAAGAGGAACGGGACATCCGTCTGTTTGATGTTTGGAATAAAATTGTGCGGTTACAGATGCAGCTTATTGATGCACGCATTGCCGGTGATGCGGGAATGTTCAAGGAAGTCTGGAATGAGACCGTCCGTCTCCGTCAAAGCATTACGCCGTTCGTCTCACGGGACGGCACGCTGTTTATCCTCGGCTCCATCTTCGACAATATCGCCAATGTGGGCATGAACTACATCCTGAACCAGTACAAGGTGATGGATAAACTTTCCTTCATGATTGAGATATTGAACTATATGGTGGATAAGATTGACAGCTGCTATTACCAATTGGATGAACGGCATGTGTATTACAACGCGACCAATGATGACTATATACGGGACTTTGCCGAGGATACTGGCTTCGATTGGAAACAGTTGGGCAATAATGATGACAGCCGTCGTGACCTGGATTGTAATCCGAACCAGCCGATAGAGCTGACACCCGACTGGGGGTCCGCTGCCTCGTTCCTGGAAGTTGCCCAGGAGCGCAACTATGACTTTGTAACAAAGCTGTTGACGCATGAACCGGTGGACAACAATATCAACGAGTTCTTCGTCAAGCGTGATGAAGAGGACGATACCATGGTGAACGCGCTGATGGATAAGTTCTGCCACTATTATCGTAACCATATCAACAAACACGTACACTATTACCGTGACCGCTACGGGGACGCACGTCGTGCCAACAACAAAAAATCCTACAATGAGCTTGCAGTTGAGCGCCTGGAAAAACACGGATGGACGGTGGAGCAGCACACCCATGCAGGTATGGAACCGCCACAACATGATAAGTATCTGCTCTGGGCTTCCATTCTGGCAGAGAAAGACGAGCGGTTTCCGAAGAAGCGTTTCAACGGTTCGAAATGCAAGTATACACTCATCTCCATGAATAACACACGTGTTATTGAAGACCGTGAAGGACGTTTTGCCAAGGACAAGCGCAGCGAGCGCAACCAGTCCGTTCTTCCGGAAGAAGCCACCCACTTCGGCGATGCCGTGGATAAGCGTGTCTGGACGAAGTACGGGCACCTGCTCAGGCAGGCTTACGGGTTCGTAGATGCACGCATCTGATTTTCCTTACATACATTCGCAACGGCAATCGCAATGGATATGGCAGGACTTGCAATCTTTGCAAAGACAATCACAGCCTTTGAGGACAGGATACTGTACTGAATAAACGTCCGAGGGGGTGTGCCGCCTATCATATTTCCTTGTCTCTTGCGTTTCTTTTTGCGTTTTGGGATAGGGCGCGGTTGGGAGAAACGTCCGTTTCTCTTTCCATTCGGATGGAAAGCGGGTGTTATGTGTTCATATTTAGCGGAATATCTTTTTAATAACATTCATTAACTATTTCTTTGGTGCGCAAAATTCGTACCGAGAAAGCTGGTAATAAATCTGTTTTCTCGGTACGGATTTTGCGCGTTTAAGCGGTAAGAAGCAGCGGCTTCTTGGGTCTGTTCGCATCCATGCAGGTACGCCCGGTATTGTCTATTCAAAGGATGTACCGGGCAGAGCGGTATAGTTTTCAACTATGTATTGCAGGCTGTTTCCTTTTCTGATTGTCGCCCTTTATTTCTGTCTCCTATCACTACGCAGTTTCGCTTTTTTGTGCTGCAAAGGTAAATGTTGACGTCACTGGCTCAAGTTCAGGCTGGCGTTTCATAAAAAATCTCCACCCTTTGGGTAGTATTCAAGCCGTTCCGGTTTTCTGAAAAACTTGCTCCTGTTCCTTACAACACCTTTTGATGCAGCGTAAAAAAGGCGAAACATACCGCGTAGCGACAGGCGACGCAGAAAAAAAAAGCTCCAATCAGGGAAACAGCCAAATGAAAAGGCTCACACCCGGAAGCTCAAGGTTCAACATAAAATTTGCAGCATTATGAAAACATTCACTTACAAACAGGCTATCGAGGTTTTGAACAAGTATTTCAAAGGATACAAGGTATTGAGGAAGTTTGACGGTATCAGGGAACTAAGCATTCTTTTTCGGGATGAGAACGGGAAAAAGTGGGAACTGCTTTCAACGGCCGACCCCTATTTTCAGACGGTAGAGGATTTTGTAATCATAGAGGCTTAATATTTTAATACACAACATCTTAATATATGGAATTATGAAAAAGGAAAGAGACGAGAAGAAAGAACGCGAAACACGGCTTCTGAAAAGGCAGCAGTTAAAAACATTGTCGCAGTCTTTGGTTGCCCGCAGGGAGATGGGCGAATACATGGGCAACGAGGATGATACGGTAAACGGTCTATTGCGGTTTTACTACGCTTGCAAAGGATACACCAACCTAAAGACTTTCAAGGAGTGGAAAAAGGAAGGGTTTACCGTTCGTAAAGGTGAAAAGGCACTGCTTATATGGGGAATGCCCGTTGCATCGAAAGCAGAGCGGGAACGCATCGAGGAACTGAAAAAACAAGGTCGGGAAGAGGATGCGAAAGAGGACTTTTTTCCGTTGTGCTACCTCTTTGCGGAAAGTCAAGTACATAAGTTGGAGAAATAGATTAATCACTATTATATAAATCATTAATTATTAACTTTTTAAAATTTACAAACATGGAAAAAGAAGTAAAAACAATCGGTGAAGAATTGACAAAAGCAGTAGAGACAATGAAAGAAGCCGGTAAGGCAGGGAAAGAAACCACAAAACAACCCGTGAAAGAGGAGAAGCCGGCCGATACACCCACCAAGGGTAAAGGGAAAAATTCTAAAAAGGATGAAGCGGCCAAGCTGCAAGAGGAGATAAACCGTAAGACAAAAGAGCTGGAGAAATGTCTGGCCGACCTTGAACGGAAAAAAGAGATTTCCCGCAACCGTACCGCATTTATCAACGCTATGGATAAACTCGATGAAGCAGCGGATAAATTGAAGCAGGAAGATACGTTTGAAACGGCGGTTTATAAATTGCGGTTTGCGGAAGCTTCGGGCTATGGCAGCAACAGCGATATTTTTACAATCTCCAACCGTTTTCTATTGGCGGAGTTCATTAAGTTTATGCAAAAGAAAATTCAGCAGAAAATCGAGGAGTTGGAGCAGCTTTTAATCAGTGAATAATAAGTACAGGATAGCCCGCTTTCGGGCGGGCTGCCTTTAATAAAATACGGATATATGGAAACTTTGTTTGATAGTGCTTGCCGCTACATGAGCGACAGCGAACTGATATACGAGATAACGAACAATAAGAAACTTGTTACCGAAGCGGAACGGCAAGGCGGGGAATATGATTTGAACGGATTGTTCTCCTCGTTGACGCCCGGCCGTAAAAAAGTGGCTACGGCTGCCATTGAACTGTACAAACGGCTGCAAAGCAGGCATAACGGGCAGGACGCCATCCGTTGCAGTCAGGATATAGATGCGCTTATACACCCGTTTTTGTGGGATTTGCCGAATGAGGAACTTTGGGTGATAGCCTTGAATACTGCTGCAAAGGTGATAAAGAAAGTACGGGTTTCGGTTGGTGGGATAAATCGGACAGCAGTAGACGTGCGGCTGATAATGCGCATTTTGGTGGAAGCATCCGCAACGCAGTTCGCTGTCGTACATAACCATCCGAGTGGGAGCAAACACCCCAGCAGGGAAGATGAAAACGTAACGGAACGTTTGAAAAAGGCGGGTACTCTGTTTGACATTCGTATGATAGACCATATAATCATAGCAGGAGATACCTATTACAGCTTTGCCGATGAGGGACGCTTATAGGGGGGAACGGGTGCGGGGCGGCGCCCGTTTCCGTTTGCTCGCACACTCACAAACGGAAACGGGCGTAAAGAGGTATTTTTTTATTTTTCCGTTCCTTCAACCACGGAGGGGGATTTGTTTAAAGTTAAAAGGATATAATTTTATATCTTTTATTGGATGAATATTTGTAGGATATAAAATTATATCCTATCTTTGTAGCGTAATCAAAAAACAATATGATATGCCAACAGTTTTAATTTTATTCGGATTGAAATTTAAAATCTACACAGCGGAACACCAGCCACCGCATTGCCATGTCACCAGTCAAGACGGGCAAGCCAAGTTTGAAATCAGAGACGAAGTCAAATTGATAGAGAACAAAGGTATGAAGTCTAAAGACTTGAGTCTGGCAAGAGCGATTTTAGAGGAAAATCTGGAAGTTATCCAGGAAGAATGGAAAAAATTGCATGGGGATTTTTAATCCCCCATGCTTCCCAATATAAAGAAGGAGGTTGATATGAAGATTATTAAATTATGGTTTGAGAATGGTAGGATTTATGTAACCAATGACAAGGAGGAGACTTTGTACCAATCTTTGAAATTCTATCCTCGCTTGTTAGTGGCTACCGATGAGCAACGTGCAAAGTATGAATTTGAACCGTTTGGTATCCATTGGGATGACATAGACGAAGATATGAGCTATGAAAGTTTCTATTACGATGATACCAAAGAACCGGCTCCTGGTATTCAGGATGCTTTCCTTTCACATCCGGAATTGAATATCTCGGCGGTTGCCCGGAGGATGGGCATTCAGCAGAGTTTGTTGGCAAGCTATATAAAGGGGACGAAAACACCCTCACCGGAACGTAAGAAGCTGATATTGGATACTATCCATGATATTGGCAGTTCGTTACAGGCTGTATCATTTTAGATAGGAGAAGAGAAGCGTATTGTTGACGGGCTTCATTGTATAGGAAAGGAATTTATGGAAGTTGTGTAGTTATTGTTTGACAGACGTATTATGCAACGTTCTTTAAGGCTTCCACGGGTTGGAAGCCTTTTTTTATGTCCTATCCTATCTTATCTCCACACCTTATCTTTGTGTGAAAAAAGATATGATACGTTTTCTTACAAAATTCGTTGGTACCTACGGGTACGATTCACTGAAGGAGTTTTTCCTTTCGATAGCTCCGAGCTTCAAATACAACCTACAGCTTCCGGTTATTTCTTTCAGTGCCGTTACTGCGATAGTCAGCGAGTCTATAGGCATCACTCCTGTTCTGGCAATGGCCATGTTGGTAGCGATTGTTTCCGAGATGTGGACGGGCATCCGGGCAAGCAAAGTTCAGGGCATAGGTTTTGAATCTTTCCGCTTCTCCCGGTGCATCATCAAGTTGTGCATCTGGCTGGCCATCATTTACATTATCCATTCTTTCTATTTGGAAAGCAAGGTTATGGCGGAAGGTGATGTTGTCATGCTGCTGGCTACCGTATTCTTTTCCATCGCCAAAGTGTTTGTCATGACCTGGTTCTGCGTGGAGCATGTGACCAGCATATTGGAAAACCTTGCCGTTATTGACGGAAAACCGAAGGATACTCTAATTAAACAGGTAGAAATATTATGGGTGACGGTTACGGACAAATTCAAAAGGAAAGTTGATGGGACGGAACGCTAAGTGCATATTCCTATGTGCGGTTATCGCACTTCTTGCCGGCTGGACGGGACATTGGTTCGGTTCCCGCTCCCGGAGTATTGTCCGTGTTCCGGAAACGGTTGTCCGCCATGATACGATACGTTTCGCGGTGTCTGAACCGAAAGTAATTGTCAGGGAAATACCTGCTGATGTAGATACAACGGCTATATTGGCAGACTATTTTGCGGAGAGGTATTATTCGGATACAATCATAGAACGGCCATACCTGCGGGTGGAACTGGCGGATGTAATATCACATAACGCCTTGCTTAATCGGACAGTGGTAGTGGATTACAAGCAGCCGGTCATTCACAACAATGCCTTGACGGCAGGTATCCTGCTGGGACGCCACAGTTATATATTTCAGGTCGGGTACCGCCGTAAATCCTGGGAGCTCAGGGCTGGATATGACTGGTATAACAGGACTGCAGTGGTAGGCATATCTAAAGACATAAAGAGATGGTGATACAGGGATTTGATAACGGGAAGGTCTACTTTTCCGGTAATCTGAAAAATGTAGCCATTACCGGGGTGAATGAATATGTAGATATTGACCTGAATGTTGCAGGCACTGATGTAATGAGCCATGAAAGGTTCTACCCCGTAGCCGGCAAGGTCCTTCTGGCTGATTTTGGCAAGTTGATAGACTGTTATTTCGAATCCGCAGACTTTTCAATGCCGGGTGATGTTTATACAGGCAACGCACGGAATGTCCGTATCTACTGTCGGGATAAAGGCACAACGGCTGAAAGCAGTACTACAGTCTGGTATTCCAAAAATAGGGTCTCAACCGTCTCGCCTGAACCCGGTATGATTTATAGCTGGTATAAAAGTATAAATACCGCTATAGGTCGGGAAGAATATGTGCCGTTCTTTGCAGATGCCGCCACGACATTGCATATCGGTGTGGCGCATGTCCGTAACGGAGTGGAGAAATATACCCGAAAATCCGTTACGCTGGGTGGACAGACCGGAATGCTTGCTTTTCGGGTGTCTCCGGCGAAGATTGCATCGCTTTCCGGGGTTTCTGCCGATGCCATACTCTATTATGACGTGACTGTTACAGCTGGTACCGGCAGTACAGACCGAATCAGGTACTACATGGACAAGCATTATTACCGGAATACAAGCAATTTTATCTACCTCAACAGCTTTGGATTACCGGAGACTATTGCTTTTACCGGACTTGTGGAGTATAATCCCGAACTGAATGGTGAAATCGTGTCGCTCATGCAGGAGGATATGAGGATGGACCCCGAACTGTCGGATGTCAGAACAGTAAACAGCGGTTATCTCAGTATTGCCAAGTATAAAGCTCTGACAGATATGGTAACGTCCGCCGATATCCGTGTATATGATACTGCCGGGCAGAGAAAAATAGTGGTTACAGACGTGGATCTGCTGCACAGGCAGAGCGGAAGCGAGAAGTTCAGCGTTACTGTGACATATCGTCCTGCGGAACGCGGTTACATGGAATTTGAACGGATATGCAATGATAGGATAGGTATTTTTGACCGGACATTCGACTATACATTTAACTGATTCAATATGGAAACAATACGTAGAAATCTGGCTCTGGCCGACATGGATATCCGCACGGACGAACACGGGCGCCGGCGCATCTTTTCAATTAAGTTCGTCAGCAAGGAAGGCAGGGTGTATTTTATTCCCCAGGCATACGCATGTGGTGCCGGACGCATGAACATGAAGGAGTACCAACTCCGGGGCGTACAACCCTGTGATTGCAAAGGTAATCCCGAAGGACATCCGTATCCGGTGGATATTGACCTGATACTGGAATATAACAAAATGAAAATCGTATTCTGATGAATATACTGTTTAATTCAAGTGGCATTCCCCTGCTGATGCAATCCACGTATATATTCGGTGAGACGACGGGAACACCACAGAAGGAGATGAAAGAACGTGCCAGGATTCTGGCGCCGTATGACCAGTCGAACGCCAGTTATATAGACATCGACGGGGTGAAAGTACGTCCCTGGGGAGATGGAAACGATTTCCCGCAGAAGGCGGCCGAAGAAATCGGGAATACCAGCGTGCTCAACACCGGGCTGAAATTTCTCCGTAACCTGACACTCGGACAGGGTATCTATCCTTGCAGGGTGGACGGTTACGACGACGATGGCAATGAGCTGCTGAAGCCCGTTGAGGACAGCCGGGTACAGGCTTTTATCGCTTCCCGGAATGTAAGGCGCTACATGGAAAAGGTACTTCGTGATTATCTGAAATTCGGTAACGGAGCTGTCCAGTTCGTACCCTCGGCAGCTGCCAACTCTTTTGCCGGCATCAATCCGGTCAATGCACTTTACCGCCGCTATTCCGAGATGGACGGATACGGCGCCTGCAAGTGCATCGTTTCCGGATATTGGCCACAGCGTCCGGACAAGGGGCAATACACCAGGCTGGATGTATTGTCCGAATATGACCCACAAATGCACGCCGAGGTACTGAAGTTTGCCGGAAAGATGAAGGATGGTTTCATTATGCCGGTGCGTGACAGTTGGAGCAATGATGACCTTTACGGTATGCCTATCTGGTGGCCCGCCTACGTTTGTGGATGGGTGGAGATAGCCCATCTTATCCCCCATTTTCTCAAGAAAGCCTATAAGAACCAGATTACCTGGAAATGGCATGTGCAGATACCGTATTCCTATTGGGAGAAAAAATATCCGTCCAAGGACTATTCAGCCAAGGAACGTGAGGCGGCCATACAGAAGTACATGGACTCTGTGGAGCAGAACCTTTGCGGCCCAGATAATGCGGAAAAACCCATCTTTTCACATTATGCCGTAAATGAAATGAACGGCAGGATTGAGGAAGAATGGAAAATCAAGCCGCTGGAGAATAAATACCAGGGCGGTGACAATCTGCCGGTATCGGCAGCCGCCAACTCGGAAATTCTGTTTGCCCTGATGGTCAATCCCAATGTGCTCGGTGCCGGTATGCCCGGTGGTACATACGCAGGCAATCAGGGTGGTTCCAATATCCGCGAGGCATTTCTCGTGAATATAGCCAATGCGTGGATTGACCGGCAGAATATCCTGGACCCGATAGAACTCTACATAAAGATAAACGGTATGCCGGAATGTGAGTTGCGTTTCCGTAATACAGTCTTAGTAACTCTTGATACTGGCAGCGGTACCCAAAAAACATTGAGCTAATGATATTCAGTGCAGAAAAATGGAACAACGGCAAGGAGTTGAAAGCGGTGATGAAGGTGAACACCGCCATCTCCTTTGACATGATGGAAGCACCTCTTCGGAATGCTTTCCGGCAATACCTTGTACCGCTATTGGGCGATGCGATGGCGGGTGAAGTGGTTGAGATATACAGATTCGGTCCGAATCCGGATGTACTGGAACAGAATACTGAAGGGGCAACCGAACGAGAGAAGCTGGACAGTTGCCTGTTGGAGATTTGCAAGCGGGCAAACGCGAACCTGGCGTTCTGGAATGACTTTGATGAAATCAGCATGCGCATCACCGATGCTGGCTTCCAGCGACAGAAGTCTGACAACAACGAGTCATTCCAGCAGGTGTATAAGTATCAGGAAGATAACCTGCGGACATCGTTACGGAACAAAGGATTCAATGCGCTTGACGAACTGCTTGAATTCCTGTATGCCCATATAGCGGAATATCCGGAGTTCGCGACCTCGCAGGCTTATCAGGACCGTAAATCCGCCATCGTTCGCAGTACCGCGGATGTCAATGACGTCTGTTTTATTAACGGCAGCCGGATTATCTTCCTGCGCTTGCAACCGCATCTGAAGTTTGTCGAGGAAATGCTGCTTCAGCCGGCTATCGGTGACAAACTGTATGAACATCTGATTGATGGGTTGGTCAATCAATTTGAAGATGAAGGGCGGCGGAAAGATGTGGAACGTCTGCGCCTGGTCTGTTCCCGCTACATTGTTGCAATGGCGGTCAGACGTCTGTTGATGGAAACGGGTAGCATAACGGACCGGGGACTATACTTTACTACGGTACAGCCAGGTGAAAAAGGAAATGAGGAAAGGAAACCTGTCGATACGGAACGGATAGCCATACAGATTCAGAACCTGAAGGCGGATGCGGATATGTATATGACGGCTCTGCTAAGGACGGCACGCAGTTATTTTTCAGAGCTGTATGTCGGTGACCCCAGGAGGATATTCGACCGGAACAATGACCATAAACATACATTCTGGACATGAAAGAGCTTCGCATTGAATACAGCAGCTTCGGCATCCGGCGTGAAGTGACATGCCCGGTACCGGAGAAATGGGAAGAGCTGACACCGGAACAGTTCCTGCTTGTGTCGCGGCTGTATCTTCAGGAAATGGATGAATCATCATTTCTGAAGAAGTTCTATTCTCTGCCGTCCGGAGCCGGTTCCGACAATTATTACAGGTATAAGTTGGGCGAGCTTGTGGAATTCATCAGTGACTGTCGTGTCCGGATGGACCGCTTCATACTTTCCGATGTAGCGGGACTCAAGGCGCCGGGTGAACGTTTGAAAGGAATGTGTTTTGAACATTTCATGCACGTGGACACGGCTTTCAACCGATATGCCCGTGACGGCAAGGATTCCTCACTGGATGTTTTCGTGTCAATGTTATATCTGAAGGACAACGAGTATATTGTCCTACCGTCAGGAGGAAAAAGCGGCTTATTTAGCCGTCAGAAACCCCTGATATTGCAAAAACGGGTAATGAAAGTGGCAAAGATTGACAAGCATGTCAAATACGCTATATTCCTGAACTACGTTTTTGTCAAGAGGTGGCTCTCGAAGGCTTTTCCTTTCCTGTTTCCGCTGGATGACGAACGGGAACAGAAGGACGAGCAAAAGAACGAGCAAAAGAAGCCGGCTGCACCGTCAGTCAATTGGCTCGACATATTCGATGCCTTTGTCGGTGACGATGTGGCGGTCATGGAGAAATACCAGGCAATGCCGGTGGCAACCGCATTCCGCCTGCTTAATAAAAGAATACGTGATGCTCAAAAACAGAACAAATGACATTTTCAGAGTACATAGAGAATTTGGCCGAAAGGCATGTTGACATCCGGCACAAGGAGAACGATGAGGTGCACTTCCTCTCATCCGAAAGGGAGAAGCATACGGCATTGGACAGTGTGCTCCATTATCCGGCGGTGATTCTGGACCGTGGTTCCGGATTCGGTTACGGCGGTGGTCCGGGAGCTTATAGAAAAGACCGGAATTACCTGTTGTTTGTAGTGGAACATGTATCAGACACTTCTGATTATGTTCAGATAGAAACGGTTCTTGAAAGGTGTGAACGTATTCTTGACGAGATACTCAACCAAATACTTGAAGACAAACGGAAGAACCGCCAATGGTTTGCTTTCTCACTTGAAGAGGTGGAAGCGGATTATGTTGTGAACTCCGATAACCAGCTCTACGGAGTCATTGCGGCAATACCGTTGTCCGAACCTTATAAGTCTATAAACTGCCGTAAGGCTTTCTTATTGGATAAAATTTTTGACGAAAATTTTGATAAAACTTATAAATGATATGGCTACACAGTCTTATGAACAGTTGATTTCCGGGGCAAATAAAATCAGGAAGAATGAACTACCGGAATCCAATACGGCCGGACTGGTCGGGGAACAGCTTCTCCAAATGGTAAACAAACAGCAAGAAGAGCATCGGCAGAGGGTAAAAGGAACCACCGAGTACAATGTTTCCGTCCAGAATCCTACTTCGGGAATTGACGGGAGTAACAAGTACGGTCTGAAAGGCGCTATTGCCCAAGTTCCGCAAGAACTTAGAAACATCGGTCTGAAAGTGTCATTCGTCAATTCGGATGGTACAGTAGAAATGTGGGAGTATCAAGGAGGTACATATACCAATTTAGATAACTGGAAATCAAACGAGGGCAAGCTTGCAAGTATCCGAGACGAAGCCATTGACAAAATAAAGGATGCGGAAAGTGATGCAATTTCAAATTTCAGTTCCCAGCGCGTTACTCCGGAAATGCTGTCCGAATCAACCAAGCAGTTTATTAATGCAAGTGGTGGCGGTACAATAAACAATCTTGCGGATGACGAAGACCTTGTGTCTGTAGACAAAGGGGAAAACTTAAGTGTTTTAAAATTTGCTGACCGCCCTTTTAGTCCTGACAGATTCAGCGGCAAGGGGTATAAGATATTGCGTAGGAATATTGTTGGTAGAAAGAATATTCTTACCCAGGAAATGATAAATCAGCCTGATACTATATACGAAATCAGGTATGATTTTGATTTGGATGGCGCTGAGATAAGCATTCCTGAAGGGTGTATTCTAAAATTTAATGGGGGGCGTTTTTTAAATGCGTTGAATATCAAAGGGGATGTAGAAAACAAATACTTAATGCCGGAATGGTTTGGCGCGTCCAACGACGGTAAAACAGACAGCTCTGATGCATTTAATGCAATCGTGCGGATATGTCGCAGTATAAGATGTTCCAATAAGAAGACTTATCTGTTTACCAAAGACATAGATGCAAAGATTTTGAATGAATTGTCGATTGACATGAATATGTCTTCTTTCATAGATTTCCATATTGTCATAAACATGAATGATGGAATAAATGATTGGAGATCGGCATACTCTTCTATCGGGCTTTCAATCAAAGAAGGATTTATCGTGTCTAAAGGCAGCGATACGAAATACCGTAATTGGCAAATTCCTGTCATAATCAGTGGGGTTCCTGTACATTTGGATAATATGAATATAAGGCGGGTTCCTTATATACTGGCATTGGCTGATAGATATATTGATGTCATGCGTTGGCATAATGTCATTTATTATTCATGGGAGGATACCTATTCAGATGTAACATACCGGCTTGATGCTATAAATGTGGTGTTAAGGGACGGTACTATATCCAAAATGAATGAGGGACAGGAATTAGCGGGAGATGCTTGGATATTTAATTCGGTAAATGAATTCAGAGGGTATAACGAAAAAAGGACTTTTGATTATAAGTTAGGTACATTCAGAGGAGGACTGTATACTAACTTCATTAATTGCATACAAAGCAATATAACATTAACTCAAAAAATCAAAGCTAATTTTACCGGCTGTCACTGGGAAATCAGCGGAGTTACAATTGAAGGTAGTGGAGGTCTCATTCAAGCCAACTTTATAGGCTGCTATTTTTATATGAATAGCAGGATATTAAGTGAAAATCAAGGCGTAACATATATTGGTTGTTATTTTAGAGGGCTATGGGATAAAGCCGGAGATATGACAATGCCTGAATTTTTGAACAATACTGATATTGTGGATATGAATTGCGTGTTTCTCAACTGTAGAATAGGGGGGACATTGGTTGATACAAATCGGTACAAAGCCTGTTATTATAATTATAAGAGAACGACTTCATTAGGAATGCGCCAGTATGTTATGGACGCTTTTAACAAAGGAAATATTGAATTAAGGGATACCGGTAATATTATTAATAATAGGGAAAATGGAAGTTATAAATATACAATATATCTGTTGTGTGGAGAAAATATACCTATTGCCAAACGTGTGTTTAATATGGATATTACTGATAGTGATAAAGGGAAAACGCCATATTTCTATATAAACCCGGGTAAGAACTATGGGTTTGAGGTATACAGAGAGTCACCTAACGGGAAAAAAGAAGTTGTTGTTGGATTCAGTTCGGTTAATGACGTTGAAACCTTATCGTTTCAGGATTTTTCAGACTGTGCATTAATCGGTGAACATGATTCTACCTGGTCAACAATGAAGACATCGGTATTGCTGTGGAAACCAGTAAAGGACGACATACCGGACAAAACTTTATACCCGCATTTTTTTTACAATCAGGGAGTCTTGATGTCAACGAATGGGAATTTAAAAAGTCCGTTTCTTGATTTTTTCGCAATTCCATGTTTAAATGTAGGAATTACTTCACAACGTCCTGGCAATGCAGATAATGGTTTTCATTTTTTTGATGTGACCCTGCGTAAACCTATATGGTGGAACGGTTCTTCATGGGTAGATGCCAGTGGAGCTACGGTGTAGTGTTTTATTAATTATTTATGGTATGAAAAATAACATCTTAGGTGCGGTGAATAAGATGTTATTTTTTATATTTTACCATAAAGTTTATAATGTCCCAATTATAGCCATTCTGAACCATTAAACATATGCTCTACGTTAGAGACAATGACTTTATCGCCATACTCCCATTTTCCCACTTTCGGAATATCTTTTAGTTTAACAACAACATTTAAACCGTCATTTTTATAATAGACATTTTCATCTTCAATAACATTAAACAACATTTCGTCATTATCATCCT